AGAATGCATCATCCTCATGCAACCCATCGGAGGCATTCCTGCTTTCCGAACCGAAGAAGGCCGTTACGCTTTCGAAATCAACTTTCAAACTATCATTTCCCGATAAAACGGAGCAATAACTATGGCATGTGAATCAGGTGCATTCACAGGGCGCGACGTCGTCGTTTATTACGCGATCGGTTGCCCGGAGGTTCAGCCCGCAGCGAACCAGTACAAACGCCTTGGGATGATGCGCGGTAAGACGACCGGCGTTGAGTGGGAAACCGCAGACGCCACCGGCGATCAGAGCGCAGCTTATACCCAGGAAAATCTGGTCACGTATAAAAACGTGTCTTTCTCAGGTGACGGCGTCAGCCGGAAAGAAGCGATTTACGGTCAGCGGGAGGTGAAACGTCATGTTTATAACCCACCAGCTGAAACCAGTAATCAGCCATATCTCTGGCTGAAAGTTATATCGCCTTTCGATATCACGGAAGGCCCTTTCCTCGTCACCAGCTGGCAGGATGAATCGCCACATGATGATGTTGCGACCTGGTCTCTTGAAGCGTCCAGCGCGGGGCTGGTGGATGTTCGCGATGTTGGCTCGGTCATTAACATTGCCACACAACCCCAGAACAAAACGATCACTGCCGGCAGCGCACTGACGTTAACCATCGTGGCGAAAGCGTCCGACAGTTCAGCGCTGACCTACCAGTGGAAAAAGAATGGGGCTGATATCAGTGGCGCCACTTCGGCGACCTACACAAAAGCCAGTGCTGTGGCGGCGGATGCAGGTACCTATACGTGTCAGGTTTTATCGCCTACTGCTGGCAGTGTCACCTCGGCAGCGGCAAATGTCACCGTCAATGCAGCGTAATATCAGGGCTGCGTAATATCAGGGGCTGCGGCCCCTTTGAGGCTTTATGCAAGCAATTACCGATATAGGTCAGGCAGTGATCCGTTTCGGTGGCCGGGAGATATTCCTTAATCCCTGCTTCCTGGCAATGTCTCGCATTGGCACACCGGAAGAAATTGTGAAGGCGTTCGTTGTTGTTCATGCGGGGCATTATCCTGAACACAGAATTAATGATCCGGGTTTACTGCGTGACGTCCTCGCCCGCTGCTATGCAAAAATGGTGGTTACGGCCGCGAATATAGTTTGTGCTTCAAGTGACGAAGATATCAGTCTGTTTACAGGTTCATTTACCATTACCAAAAAAGGAAAGCTGAGATATCGCCCGGGTAAGCTGCCGATAGCCCACATCATAGAACTGGCGCGCCATCTTATCCGGCATGGTGTTTTAGGCGATCAACCACCAGAAAATACTACCCAGGACAGAGGCGAGTATTCAAACAGTTTTGATGCTCGTTCATTTGTGTATATGGCCGTCGCGCATCTGGGAATGGGGGAGTCTGAAGCATGGAATATGACAATGACCAGCTTTCGCGCCGCAATGAATGCGAAATACCCTCAGAAGGGGGCAACGAGTGTACCAACAGAAGAAAAGTACGATGAAGCAATGGACTGGGCAGATATGATAGTTGAGATGGATATTCACCGGGAACAGGTCATCAAATAAAGTTGAAACGCAGTGATGAGAAAAGTTATACTAAAGAAGTCTTAGGTTAGCGGTTGTTTTGTCCGGTTCGAATCCGGCGTTACTGTGTTTCCTTCTGATCCTTGTTGTTATGTTTGTATGTGCATTATGTAAAAACGTGCTTTCAACTAACATTACAAAAGATGAGGGGGAATTTATGAATAAATCTTTACTAGGTTTAGTGGTTACATTTTTCGAAGTAAGCTTTGTATTTTTAGCTGGATTGGTCGTTAACACAGTAAGTTCAGGCATGAGCGAGCTAACCTAAGACAAATTTTAAACCTCCATAAACGTTATCACCTCTCTGCAACCCGCCAATACCTAAAATTTAAAAGCTCAAGCAGCTGAGTTAGACGATAATACGTCAAATTCACTTCTTAAATTTGATATCAAAAAATCATATGTTTCGTTGCGCTGCCCAACTCACCTGATAGGATTAGCTTGATCTTTTACTTAAGGGGATAGGGATATGGCTAAGATCAAAGTGCATGCAGCAAACTTTCCATACTTAGAAATTAATGCGACTGGTGGATGCCTTTTTATCAAAACAGGCTTACTTCAAATGTTAGGAGAAACTATCCATGGCAGTCGTTTGGTTACTATAGAAGTTGCAAGTGAGGATAGTGTCAAAAAGGTTGGTAATGCTGTTGGATGGAGTGTTGTGGGCGGTGTGATTGCGGGCCCTTTAGGTATCCTTGCTGGTGCCATTTTAGGTGGAAATAAAAAAGAAGTTACATTTGTTGCCGAAATAGATGATGGCAGGAAGCTGATGGGCACAACGGATAATAAGACTTTTATAAGCCTTCAGGGTGCCGCCATGAAGTTTTGAGCACTAACTAAAATCAAACCCCGCCCCGGCGGGGTTTTTTATTGCCTGGAGAAAAGCACATGTCCGAAAACGTTGGAGAAATTGTCTATATCATCCGTGCTGACACAGCCCAGCTACTCAACGCCGGGCGTGATGTTATTGATATGACGGAAGAGCTGCAGGGAAGTTTTGACGATACTGACGACTCGGCAGATAACCTTAACACTACCCTCTCTAAACTTGCCGCAACCATAAAGCTTGTATTCGCTGCTGGTGCTCTGCGTGAAGCAGCACAAATGGTGCAAAGCTATCAGGAGATGGCTGAACGAGTGCAGATGGCTACATCCAGTCAGGAAGAGTTTGAAAGGGTTCAGAAACGCCTTTTGAACACTGCGAATGGAACGTATCGTTCGCTCTCTGAGGCTCAGGAACTCTATATTCGTAGTGCTGATGGACTTCGTAGCATGGGTTATTCAACCGAGCAGGCTATTGATGTTCAGGACTCAATGTCTTACGCGTTTGTAAAAAACGCAGCCAGTGCAGATCGTGCTGACGCAGCTATTAGTGCATTCACTAAGTCTATTAACACCGGAAAAGTTGCCGCCGATCAGTGGGAAACAATCACCACCGCTATTCCAACTGTGATTAATGATATCGCCACGGCAAGTGGTAAAACAGCTGCTGAAATTCGCGCTTTAGGAGCAGCAGGTAAGTTAACTGCTTCGGACCTTAGCGAAGGATTGAGGCAATCGCTTTCCGAAAGCTCAGAAGCGGCAGCCTCGATGTCAAATAACTTGACTGATGCCAGCGTGAGGATGAAAACAGCAATAACCGCAGTGCTGGTAGCCATTGAGGGGCAAACGGGAGTACTCCAGGGATTTACTAACAGGCTAATTACAGCAGCAGACTCGATACTTTCTCTCAGTGAAGATTCAGAATTAATGGCGGGTTATATTGATACAGCCACTATTGCTGCAAAAGCATTTGCATTGATTATGGCTGGACGATATGCAGGAGCGCTAACCAGCGCAGTTGGAGCAAAATTAAGCGCTATTGCCGCCACTCGTCAACAGGTCATTGCCGATTCGCAGGCTGCGCAAACAGCTGTAATTTCAGCGAACGCAACGCAACGTAAAGCACTGGCTGACAAAGAGGCGGCAATTTCAGCTCTCAATTTGGCTCAGGCTGAATATAACGTGGCAAAGGGAACGGCAGCGGAAACCTTTGCCCTTGATGCGCTCATTGCCGCTAAAACTCGCGCCACAGCCACCTCGATTGCTTTTACAGAAGCTGAAAATTTTCAGGCTGCTGCCACAACACGCGCGGCTGCCGCAGCGCGTGCTGCTTCATTAGGTTTTGGCTTTATGAGGACGGGGCTATCATTGCTCGGTGGACCTGCCGGCGTGATTATGATCGCAGCAGCTTCGCTCTTTTATTTTTATCAGAAAGCTGAGCAGGCCAAGGAAGAAGCGATTGCTTTCGCCGATGGAATAGACAAATTAAATACTTCTTTATCTGCCATGAATAATACTCAGTTGCGTGGATCGATTGCGGATTTAAACATTTCAATAAGGGCACAGCAATCCGCGGTTGATGATTTGGAAGATGAAGTCGCACATTTAACAGATCGCTATAGCAAATTTAATCTGGCGGCTGCAGAAGCGGCAGAGAGGATGGGAACTGCAAGCAGCTACGCCGTACGGCAAAAGGAGGTTTTTGATGAACTGAATCAGAAAACGCGCGACCTAGCAGATAAAAAGGAAAAATTGGCAAAAACAGATGCTACTGCAGCAGAAGCAAACAGACTCTTAACCAATAATATGCTTACTTCAATGGGCGTACACGATCAGCTAATTGAAAAAGGCACTACTTTAGAGCGCGTTCAGGGCGCTGTGGCACGAGCATTCGGTACTACCGCTGACGAAATTAACCGCGCCAATCAAGCTGGCGAAAACTTCAATCCAAAGTCATTACAAATCGATCCGCCTACTGAAGGAGCAGATAAAATTATTCTGAGTCTGGAGGAGCAGAATGAGCTGCTGAAAATTCAGGGGGAACGTGAAAGAGCAGTTGCCAAAGCACGAATAGAGTCATCAAAAGTCACTGGTAATAAAAATCAGATAGCTGCAGCAGAACGTCTGGCAGGTGAAAACTTTGATCTGCAAAAATCGGAGGAGGAACGAAGGAAAGCCCAGCAGGAAAGTGAGCAACAGAATAAACACTCTGCCTCACAAGCTGCAGCCATAGCTACCAAGTTGGCTGATATGAAGCGTGAATCTGAGCTTGCCGCAGATTCCACACAGGAATTAAGCCGGGAACAGCAGTTACTTCGTGCCGAAATGTCTCTCGGATCGGCGGCGACAGCGGAGCAGAAAAAGCAAGCCAGAGAGTACAAGGCTGCCGCAATAGATGCTGCCGAAGCCGCAAAAGGTGTCAGTGATGCGTTGAAAGCCATTCCTGAAAAAGCTGAAGACAAATCGTATTCAGAAACCCAAAAAAATCTGGCAGCGGCGCTTAAAGCCGGGAATATCACACAGCAGGAATACAACACCGCATCAGAAAAAATGGAGCAGCAGCACCAGACTAACCTCGCAAAAATTCGTGCCCAGCAAACCGTAAGCTCACAGCAAGAGTCTGTTGCTCTGGTCGATCCCGTTCAGCAGCTTGCTAATCAGCATGCACAGCAAATTTCACTCATTCAGCAGTTTGAGCAGCAGGGTGTACTGGCGCATCAGCAGGCACTGGAACTTAAAAACGCAGCGGATACAGCATACGAGCAGCAGCGCATTGCCGCGCAGTGGGAGATATTTAAAAATCAAAGCCAATCAAATGAACTGCTGGCATCATCTATTGACGGGCTGCAAAGCGGCGCAAGTAATGCCATCACCGGCCTGCTTAATGGTACCCAAAGTCTCCAGGAGTCTTTTGCGAATCTGGGTTCAACCATACTTAATAGTGTTGTTAGCAGTCTCGTTGAGATGGGTATTCAGTATGTTAAAAGTCTGATTATGGGTAAAGCCATGTCAGCCTCAGCTACTGCCTCACAGATTGCTGAAGCCAGCGCGCTCGCTACTGCGTGGACTCCAGCGGCAATTGCTGCCTCTATTGCAACACAGGGTAAAGCTTCAGCTGTTGGGCTTACTGCGTACGGTACGGCAATGAGCACTGGTCAGGCTCTATCTCTGGCTGGCGGACGTCGTTATGGTGGGAATGTCTCAGCAGGCAATGCCTACCGAATCAATGAAAATGGTGAATCTGAAATATTCCAGACAGCTGGTGGAAAACAGGCTTTCATCCCTAACCAGTCGGGTAAAATTATTCCTGCTGACAAAGCGGGCGGGGGATCAACTATTTACCAAACCGTTGAGTTCCACCTTCAGACCACCGGAGGCATTGACGATGCCACTATGGCGAGAATGGCGAAAATGATGGAGCAGGTAAGCCTCAGAACGATGCGAGATCAGCAGAGGCCCAACGGTTTATTACGGAGGTGATTGTGCCAGGAATATTTACATGGATTCCCCAGAAAGGCTACTCAGTTGAACGAACGCCAAATGTCACCGTTGTTAAGCTGGGCGATGGTTACGAACAGCGGCAGGTCAGGGGCATTAACCCGCTTATGGATAAATACTCGCTCACTTTCCGTGGAGTTAATGGTGCCTGCCGGGGTAATCCTGCAAAAGAGGCTGAGGCATTCATTAAGGCGCGAATGGCGGTGGAGGCATTTTACTGGACGCCCCCCGATACGGGAGTACAACGGCTGTTTGTTTGTCGCTCATGGAGCATGATTAAAACAGGGCCGCTGTATGAGCTGACGGCCACATTTGAACAGGTACCACGATAAGCCACCACCGGGTGGCTTTTTTTATGGGAGTAATTTGTGCGCGATATACCACCCGAACTCATTATTAACAGCGTTGATGCTGGCGTGGGTGCTTTCATTGATCTCTTTGAAGCGGATTTGCAGCCTTTTGGTGGGGATATTGTACGTTTTCACGCAGGCACGAACGGCTATTACGGTAATGTTATCTGGCGAAACATTGTTTACCAGGCATACCCGATTGATGCAGAGGGCTTTGAGAGCAAAAACGAAGGCACTTATGCACGGCCAACGCTGGCTGTGGCAAACGTCACAGGGCTGATAGCCGGTATCAATAAAGATTTTGATGACCTGCTTGATGTCGTGATCACCCGTCGCCAGGTCGATGTTAAATATCTTGATGCTGTTAATTTTCCGAACGGTAATCCTGATGCAGATCCCACGATGGAAGCGGTCTCCCGATATGTAGTGGAGGAGATGGTAGAGGAAAATCCTGAACAGGTGACTTATTCGCTGGCAACACCAGTTGACTGTGATAATGCCATTATCCCGGCGCGTACGATCCTCGCCGACGTCTGCCAGTGGACCTATCGCGGTACCGGCTGTAACTATGACGGGCCACCAGTTGCTGATGAACGTGATAACCCAACGAGTGATCCGGCAAAAGATAAATGCTCCCATCGACGCCGGGGTTGCCGCTTTCGCTATCCTCGTCCCGAGACGCTCCCGATCAGCAGCTTCCCTGGCTCGGAGAAAATCTCATGACGGAAGATTGCCTGAACTTCGCGGCGTCGTCTGCAGATGAGGTGTGCGGGCTTATCATTGATGACAGGCAGCTCCAGCGGTGCCAGAACGTGCACCCTTTCCCATCCACCAGCTTCCGTATTAGTGATAGTGACTGGCTCACCGCTGAGCAGGCAGGAGAGATAACCGCAGTTTTCCACTCTCATCCGGCAGCGATACCTGTTTTATCGGGTAATGATCGCCGGCAACAGTTAATTACCCGGTTGCCGTGGTGGCTGGCCTGTAACGGCAGTATCCGCAAGTTTCGACCGGTACCACATTTGCTCGGCAGAAAATTCGAACATGGCGCGATGGACTGCTATACGCTTTTTCGCGACGCCTATCACCTTTGCGGGATTGACCTGCCTGATTTCGACCGTGCTGCTGGCTGGTGGTTGCGTGGTGAAAATCTTTATCTGAAAAATCTGGCGGCCAATGACTTTCATCCCGTCATGGCTCGCGATGCACAGCCAGGTGACGTAATCATTCGCCAGCCTTTTCCGGGCGCTGACCCATGCCACTCGATGATCCTTCTGGACAGCAACATGGTGCTTCATCATGACTGCGCCGGACACCTTAGCCGACGTGAACCATACCGGCAGGCCTTCATAAAGCAAACCCATTCCATCTGGAGGCACGAACAATGCTCATCTTTAGATTTGCGGGGCATCTACGAAGACATTTCCGCAAAGTCATACTGAATGTTGATACACCTGCTCAGGGCCTTCGACTGCTGCTGGCGCAATGTCCTGCACTGAAAAAAGATCTTCTGAATACCCGGATCCGGATGCGCATTGCCGGGGAAGATATAACAGAAGGCTCTGCCAGCTGGCATATGGACAGGCATCTGAAGGACGGATCGACCATTCTCTTTGTACCCATTGTAGAAGGTGCCATCACGGGCACGACTGCTCTGGTTATCTCCCTGGTCGTTACTGCCGCCTCCGTGGCCTATTCGATCTACGCTGCACGCAATATGAAAACCAAAACCTCGGCAGAGGCGGCACAAACCAACAGCATCACAAACAACTCTTTTACCAGCGCTGAAAACCGGGCGGGGCAGGGAAGGGCTGTTCCTATTCTGCTTGGTGAAATGGTGACCGGATCAAACGTTATTTCTCTTGGTATCGATACCTCGAATAACCAAGACTGGGATATTTCTATCAGTTAAGGTGAACACATGTCTTCTGGCGGCGGCAAAGCTAAAACCCCTAAACTCCTCAACGACAACCTCAAATCTAAACAATTCTACCGCGTGCTGGATCTGGTCTCAGAAGGGCCGATTTATGGTCCCGTTGACCAGCAACACCTGTCTTCTTTCATGCTGAATAAAACGCCGGTAACAGATCGCGACGGCAGCCCAAACATTAATGGTGTGAGCGTAGCTTGGCGCCCGGGTACAGAATTTCAGGAGCCCATAAACGGCTTCTCAGCTATAGAAGCCACGACTATCGTCAATACAGAAGTCGCTTTTAATACTCCCCTGGTGCGTACTGTTACCGATCCGGACGTAACACAGGTCCGCCTTAATGTGGGCGTAACGGGACTAACTGAGAGTGATACGAAAGGCAATCAGAAAAACTCTACGGTCGTGCTGGCAATCGAGACAAGAACCGGCAACGCGGCGTTTTCATTACAGAAAACAGTCACGATCAGCGGCAAGATTTCTGGTGAATATCTTGAAGCCCATCTGATCGACGCGCCTGGCGTTAAACCATTCGATATTCGCGTTCGGCGGGTTACACCTGACAGCGCAAGCGATTTACTGGCGAACGGTACTATCTGGAACAGCTTTACCGAAATCTCTGACGATAATTTATCCTATCCCTTCTCTGCTGTTGTCGGGGCAGTAATTGATCGTGACCAGTACGCTGATAACCCCAGTCGTACCTTCCACCTTCGCGGTTTGATAGTGGATGTTCCGGATAATTACGATCCTTTCACTCGTATTTATTCCGGACTGTGGCTGGGTGGTTTTAAGAAAGCATGGACAAATAATCCGGCGTGGCTTTTTCGCGAACTGGTTAAAAATACCCGCTTCGGCCTGGCCCGGCGTGCAGGCTACATCGATGTTGATGACGGTGCGCTTTACATCCTTTCGCAATACTGCGATCAGCTTGTCAATGATGGTTATGGAGGCAAAGAGCCGCGCATGCGGTTGAATGCCTATATTACCGAACAAACCAGCGCACGCGATATCCTTGATAAAATAGCGGGTATGTTTCGCGGCATTGCGTTGTGGGACGGCATGCGCCTTACCGTAATGCTGGATGCACCGCAGGATCCTATAGCTGCAATCACCAATGCAAATGTGGTCAATGGTGAATTTAAACGAAGCTCGGTAAAGCGTTCGGAAAAATTCAATGCTGTGGTTGTCTCCTGGACCGACCCTGATAATGGCTGGGAACAGGTTAAAGAGTATGTTTCTGACGACGACATGATCGCCAGAAGTAACTATAACGAAACCACGATAGAAGCCTTTGGCTGTACATCTCGCGGACAGGCCTGGCGAGCCGGGAAATGGCTGCTTGAAACATCAAAACGTGAGAGCAGCCGACTGACCTTTCAGATGGCGAGAGACGCCATTGCCTTCACTCCAGGCGATATTGTCGAGGTTATGGATAATAATTACGCTGCTGCTCGCCTTGGGGGGCGCATCGTCTCGCATGCAGGTAAGACCTTAACCGTTGACGCGGATGTATCAGAACTGGTTTCCGGTAGCGATACCATTTCCCTGATGGGCAGTAACGGCAAGCTGGTGAAGCACCAAATCGAAAGCGCATCTGGGCGAACTGTTATTTTGCGTAATGCCCCGTCCTGGGTAAAAGATGGCACTGTTTTCGTTATTTCTACATCTGTAGTTTCAACTCGTCTTTTCCGTATTCTCAGTATTGCTGAAACTGAAAATAACTCTGTCTACAGCATTACCGCTGGCCAGCATGATCCGCATAAACAGGCCATCGTGGATGAAGGCGCGGTATTCGATATTCCTTCCGACACTCTTAATGGGTACCGGGTACCAAATATTGAAAATCTGCGCATCCTAAATGTGAACAGTGAAACTGTTCAGGTCTCAGCTACCTGGGAAACGGCAACCACTACCCGCAATTTGATGTTTGAACTTTGTGTGTACTCGGTGGATGGTAAAGTTGTTGCACAGTATGAAACGGATCAGTTCCGTTATGATTTTTATGGCCTGAATGCCGGCATCTATTCGCTTGGTGTTCGCGGACGTAATGACAATGGGATGAAAGGCGCAGAAACACAGATATCTCTTGTCATTGGCGCACCACTGGCTCCGTCAGGCGTTGTCTGGACACCGGGGATTTTCTCTGCAGGCATAGCGCCGGTAATGTCTGTATCCGCAACATCCGATACTACATTCGAGTTCTGGTCCGCTGGTGAAACGAAAATAACGGATCTTTCTGCTGTAGAGCGCCAGGCTCAGTTTCTGGGGCGCGGTAACCAGTGGAACCTCCACAATCTGAAACCGTCAAAAACTTATTATGTTTACGTGCGCACACGTAATGCCTTCGGTGTTTCTTCGTTTATCGAGGCCTCCGGTCAGGCCTCTGATGATATTTCCGGCATGATTGACTTTATCGATGATGCCATTCGTGAGACTGACACTTATAAGGAACTGGATAAGTCGATTCAGGACAACGTAAACGCCATTCAGAAAGAAGTTTCTGACCGCTCGGCCGCCATCACCAAAGAGGCCACTGACCGCGCGAAAGCTATCTTACAAGAAACCTCTGCGCGAACGCAGGCGCTGACTAAAGAAGCCACTGACCGCACTGCGGCAATCTCGGCTGAGGCAACAACGCGCGCGCAGCAGGATCAGAAAGTGGCAGCGGATGCCGCCAATGGTTTGCTTAATGAGAAACTGACGCGTGAAGCTGCGATCACTGAAACCAACCTGATTATTCAGAACAAGACCGACAGCCTTGCGCAGTCGATCGCCCAGGTAGCGGCGGGCAGCGGTACGCAGTTTGACTCCCTGAAAATCTGGCATTTTAATTCTGCGAGCGCAGAGGGGTGGACCGGTAACGGCACGCCGACAGTGGTGGATAACTGCCTGCGTCCGGCGAACCATGCAAATGATCCGTATGTGACGTCTCCCGCAGGGCTGAACATTGATGCGGCGTCATATAAATTTGTGAAGCTGCGGATCATCCGTACCGGCAAACCCGTATGGGCAGGCCAGTTACGCTGGACCGGAACAGCCGGACAGTTTGCCGATGCCCGCATGATAACCCTGCCGGAGCCTGTATTTGACGCAGGGGGCGTGGCCACCGTCGATTTCAGCGATATTAAGTGGAACACCCTGGCGAACGTGGCCCAGTTCCGACTGGATATTGGTGCAACACAGACGGCCAGCGATTATTTTCTGATTGACTGGATAGCGGTCGGGCGTCCTGCACCGGGTGCAAGTACGGCTGCGCTGGAAGATGAGTCCACAGCGCGTATTTCGGCAGACGCTGCCGAGGCCACGGCACGTAACACCCTGGCGGCCCAGCTGCGCGGCGGTAACGACGGTACCGATCCGTCTAAACTGACCAGCGGGCTGATTTACAACGAACGTCAGGTCCGCGTTTCAGCTGAAAAGGCCATTTCTGAGGACGTTAAAGCGTTAGAGACTAATTTTAACGCCAACAAAACGGCGGTGCAGCAGTCGCTGACCGCGCTTTCCGATGCCCAGACATCACAGGGTAAGGCTATCACCAACATTAGCGCGTCACTGAAGTATGCGAACATTGACGCCGCGAACATGCTGACCAACGGATCGTTTGAGTCCGATCTTGATTACTGGGATGACGGGGCAAACCGCCAGTTAGTAAGCATCATCAACGGCGGCGCTTACAATGGCGATAAGATTTTGCGTTTCGCAGCTAACGCTAACACTGTTTCAGTTATACAGAGCGGCATAATCTTACAGAGGGGGCGTACGTATCGTATTTCAGCGATGTGCAAATTCTCCGCTGATGCGGTTGATGCCGGTACTGGAAATACAAAGCTGGCGCTGAGAAATAATGCATCCAATGCATTGATAGCAGCCGTTCCCTTTGGCGCTAATGAAAATCCTTTGCCGACCTCCTGGGTAGAGCGTGGCCTTGATTATAAAGTAGGCACGTCCGATATTGTGGCGAAAATTTCCGTTGGCTCGTATATCAGCGCCGGGACAATGGATATTGATT